ACTCTATTATTAGGCAGCGCAACAAAATTACCAGTCCAGGGACCAGCATCAGTCAAGTATAGCACATGAGATTGTTTGTGTTGAGCTGGATCATCCGCGATTGAATGTTCGGTATAATCTACTGTAAACATGTATTTACCCAAGTAAAATTCACCGCTTATTTTACAATACCAAGGGCTTGAGCTCACACGATCTAAAGAAACCACGCTGTGATGGTGGCTTAAACAATCCCAAGGCTGCGCTAAATGATCTTCCATAGGCTCTGGCCATTCTTCTAAAGGAATATCGGCAACAAGCGCTTGTATTGGCATCCTAGCCCACATAGCCCCGCCATGCACGTTTTGATCTGTCGAATCGTCTAAATCGGTTTCACAGCCTGTGAAAACCACTTGGAAAGACAAGGATCTGTCCGGGATTGTGTTTACTGCAAATGCCAAGGCATGCAGATACTCACCATGATAGTTTTGGTGATTTGATGTAAATTCTCTTCTTACCCAGCATTTAAACTGAGGAATGTTTGATATTAAATACGCCACAATATTTAATTATATTAGTTAGTCTAAATGTTATAGTCGCCGCCTCTAGTCGCTGCACCCATGCCTCTTGCTACACCTCTCTTCTTGACAGGTCCACCCTTAGACATATATTTGGTGCCTTTCATTTTGCCACCTTTAGCCATGTATTTGGTGCCTTTCATTTTGCCACCTTTAGACATATATTTACTTTTTTTCATTTCAGCTCCTACCGAATAATCCCATGTTAGGTTTTGATCTTATCATACCACCTCTGGCCGCAAAAGTTTTGACATTGGTTGGCTTTCCACCAACCCCTTGTTTTTTGGCTCTTTTTCTTTTGACCGCAGATTTTCTCTGTGATTTTGTCATGCTGGCCGCTTTTGCAGCTGGCACACATTTTGGATATTTTCTTTTAGATTTTTTTGCTTTAGGTCTGCCGCACTTTTTGAATCCGCCGCCTTTCTTTGGGGATCCAATATCGACCCAATCTTCTTTGAACCACTTGGTTAAGCTCATTACACTCTAGGCACTCTGGTTTTTTTGCGCTTTGATTCCATCATTGCGCCACAACCTCTGCCTTGGACCATCATTACAGAGCCACCATTTTTCATGTAACCCATTTTATTACGGACTTTCTTCGGTAGTTTTGACAATCCTTTATTTTTAGATGGCACTGCTTTTAAACTCATCTCTCCTCCAGTTGCTTTTTTGGCACCTTTATATTTGCCGCCCATTTTTTTGTATTCTTTAACCATATAAGCATTGGCATAAGCAGACGGATAAACGTCAAACTTAGCTTTCGCTTTTGATTTTGCTTTTTTATATAGACTTGGATTTGCTACGTTTTTTGGAATTGCCATCTTTTATCACCAATTTTTACAAGACCAATATCCAGCTGTAAAAACATCCTTTTTCTTTTGGACCGAATCACAATTATGCCTGGCCCTAAAACTTTTTTTACGAGCGGGTTGGCTTTTTTTAATTGTCATTTTTGGATCCCCGTATCGAACAATTTTTATTTGGTCGCCTTTTTTAGCCAAGACAGCAAATTTTTTGTTCTTGCCCGGAGTTCTTTTTTGTTTGTTGAAACCAGAAAAAGTTTCCCCGCGGTAGGAAATCCTACCGCTGGGTGATCTTTTTACATCCTTCGTAGTCGCCATTAATAGTTCTTATTCAGAACCAAAATGATCGTGTAAGCATCGCCGCTACTGTGCCCAGCAGTTGTTAAATCAATGTCTCCAGTTACTCCGCTTCCAGCATTGTTCGGAATACCAGTAAATAAATCATAGTATTCATCCCCGGTGCTGTCAGCTGGCAAGTGTACTAAAAGGACATTGGATGTTGCATCAAACTCTAATTTGACACTCATACCAAATGTAACCCAATAGATTCTTGCTACTGAAACAGAGGTGCATGTTTGCCCGGCACTATTTGTTGCCAGAGCAGAAACATCTACTTTTTTAACAGCTGATTCACCAGTGCCATCAGAGACATTGGTGAATTTCAGTATGGCAGTCTTCTCACCATCTTGGATAGTTTGTGAAGTTACTGCATCAGCCATAATCTACTCCTTACAGCTCTGTAACTGCTGTACGCTCTTTCATGGCTCCAACATAATCGACTGTCAAAGTCTTCGCAGCAGCAGCACCATTTTGTATGCCAAATGAAAGAGTCATCTCTTCATTATCTGGAGCATTAGTGCTTACTACAGTGCCCGCCAAAACATTGTTTTGGAAGACATGAAACTTCTGATCTTTAGGACTATAAACAAAACCTATAGTCATAAAAGTATCGTCGGCCAAAGCGTTTGGCAAATCCAAAGTAGATTGCGTGCTGTCTTTTTCAACGATGAAAGTAACAGTTGTTCCGCCATCAGACTTCAAAAAGAAAATACCATCTGTAACATCCAAAGGCGTCGTGTCAGTCAGTTGTAAACCAGCTACGATGTCTGATTGCGTAGCATCACTGGTTTTAAACCTCATATTGAAAGCCAACTGTTTGCCAGTTTCGTATTTAAAACCTTCTTTAACCAGTTGGAAAAAGTCATGGTCATTGTCGCCAGCTGCATTGGTAACGAGTAGTAAACCACCATCGCCATCGGCTAGTGCCTCTGTAGCAGACCCAGTTCCGTCCTCAGTTGTTGTGATTGTCCAATCGGACGCGAGATAAGTATCGAAATCATTGAAGTATGAATGATACTTGTGTGGTGCGGGCATTTTTATTTTACCTAGTGTTGTATCAGTCCCAACATTGGTAACACCCGAAGTGAAATGTGTAGTCATAAATAGTCCCTCCTTATAAATAGACCATTGCGAGCACCATGCCCGCAACATTTATTCTACACTTTGATGATACTACTAGGCGGTCTTTTGTGCAACAGAGCTTATACCAAAAAAAAGGGCCCGTGAGGGCCCTCTTTTGTAATACTGAGTAATAAAGTGTATTACGACTTCAAATTATGCACCTTGAGATCCATAGATTCCTCTCCAATCAGAGAAACCGAAGGAATATCTTTCTCTAGCCTTATATCTAATGTTGCCAGTTGAAAAGTCTGGTTCCATAGAAGTCTCCATTGGAGATCTTTGGAACATTTTTAGACCTTCGCCCGCTCCATTGACAGAAGTAAGGAGGAAGAAAGCATCCGGATCAGAAAGATAATGATTGACCGCGTAGCCACCTGGTAATACTCCAGTGTTTCTAATCGCGTTGATGTCATTATCAGCTGTTCCAGATCTATTCGCAGAGTTTAAGATTCTGTCTGCAACAAAAACGAGTTGCGGCGGAATAATCATTTTTTCCGCTTGAACAGAAACAGTTAATCCTCTGTCGTCTGTAAAGGTTGAAATGTCAATTAAAGCATCTTCTAAGGAAGCCTCATTGAGATCCGCCATAGTTGTCGCTCTATTAGCAGCTGTTCCTCCACCGGAAAGTGGGTGAGCAGTGTTAATGAGTGATACGCCATCGCCTCCAGTAAAACTGGATGAGAAAGCGTTGTTCAACACGTCGGCTCCTTTGGTTTCTTTAGTATTAGCCATAGATTTGGCCAATGCTTTAACATATCGTTTCCCCAGAGAGTCATAAAGGTTGTCTTCGACAGCTTCTTCTGTAAGTGCAAATGCAAGTGCAATCGTATCATGCGTATATCTTGCGCTGTAACTTTCAGAAGCGTTGTCAAATACAACACCTTGACCTTCTGATTTAACGGGTGCAGAACCGAATCCTGTTATCAACACCTCTTCTTCAAATGCTCTACTTGAATCTTCTGTGACGAAAATATCTTCATATTCTCTGTCATAAGAGTCGTAGGACATTCCAAAAAGTGCATTTAGCCCAGGTTCAAGCTCTTTCGCTAGTTGTGCTCTTGAAATAGCCATTATTTATCTCCTTATGCTAAACCAGCACCTTTCTGCCCCATGATGTGGTTTTGAATCACACATAGAACATTGGTGTTGCTTGACGCTACGTCGTCGTTATCGGGATCCTGAGAGATGTCAATACATTTGAGCGGTAACGTCGCGGTCGTAGCACCAGTAGTTACATCGAGCTCTGCATTGGATCTTCCAGATTTAGTATCGCCAACGGGTGATCCCTCAACGATGTCAAAGTTTCCAAACAAATCAGCTACCGGGAAGGTTGCGTCTGCTTGTACTTCAAAGACAACATTAGGATCGTCAATCACGCTTGCAATGATATCCGAAGCAGAAATACTGCCAGGATAATAGTTTTTAAAGATTTGTTCGCCTGTAGTGGGATCGGTGTATGAAACTCCGTTAAACACTCCGACAATCGGAACAGTACCAGTTGCGGCATGACGTCCTAAAACTCCAGCTGTTAGCTGTGTTACCAAGTCGCCTTGGTAAATTGGAGTTGTGGCGCCACTAGCAATTCTATATCTGGATTGACCTCCAGAGTAGGGTGCTCCGCCCATTTCACGAACAGGCTTTAAACCAAAAGCGGCATCTTTATTTGCCATAAGATTTACTCCTATTTATGTTTGTTACTTTTTCCCAAAAGTAACATTGGACTTCCTATTGGAGTCATACTTCACATATCTTCCATCTTTTCTGGCATCGTTAAACATATTGTTGTCCAAGGCCTCAGTTCTAAGACGGGTTTGTTCTTCGTAATATTCATTACGTTCATCTCGAGTCTGTGAAGGTATTTTCGCCAATAATAGTCCTTCGCTATAAATTAAACCAGCATGTCTACCTGTTTCTGCAACTGGGTAAGAATATTCATCGGGTAAATCAGAACCTCTTACGAGCTCCCAACCTTCACGAATTCTTCTTGCCACATTCGCTTTATCCTCTTGCCCCAGCATGGATTCTCTTATCCAACGATATTCGTATCCTTCTGGTGCCGGAGGTGTTTCAAGTTTTCTTACTGGCCTCCAAGGTTGTCTACGAGATGTTTTAGCGTGAGACTCGGACTCACGAGATTTTCTGGTATGTATCGTTTCATTATTTGATTCAGTCATTTTGCCTCCCGGCTTGCTATTTTTTGTTTCTCTTTAGCAACGGATTTCAACCAGGCATCATCTGTCATGCCATATGGTTTTATCCCACGGAGAGTCTCGACTTCACTTTTTGTGAATGATACGCCGTTCTTTTTGCCTTGTGTTTTTTGCCGACTCCCAACGGAAGCAGAGGTGACTCTTTGCACAGCGGGCCTGTCCTCTCTTTGTCCGGCATTATCGGATCTAAGATCCGGATAAACTTTATAAATTCTTGTATTTAACTCACTATAATACTCTTCTGAATCTGGTTCAAACCCTTCATTAACTAAATTCACATGAGTAAAGTAAGCATATTGTGTTGGCTCTGGCTCTTTTCCATACCAATTATTTTGTGACTGCCAATCCAGTGCTTCATTTGTCGGCTGAACCTCTTGTTGAGTTTGTTGTTGATTTGATTGTTGCGCTTGCTGTCCGTTTTGCGGATATTGAGTATATTGCGCTTGCTGCTGAGATTGTTCTTGATTTTGTTTAGCAATACGAATTTTCTCTTTTTGTATAGAAACCTCGTTTTTTAAGCTATCGGCTTTTGACATCAAATCAGCATCGCCAGCTGTATGTGCTCTTTTGTAGAGCTCATTTGCCTCTCTTTCTTTAACCTCAACATTTTCTTCTTCTTTTGCCAAAAGATTATTTTGGGCTTGCACCGCATGTTGATAGTAAGCATGCACTTCTGACTCTCTTTGTTGGAGAGCCGTTTCTAATTGCTGTGCTCTTTCTTCGGTTGCTCTATTTCTAGCGTTTAATTTATTGATTCGTTTAGAAACACCTTTTGTGTATTGTTCTAACTCATCATCGTTTGATGCTTTGGCTGGTGCCTCAGTATCAGTAACTTCTACCTCGATGTCCTCAACCTCTGGTTGCTGGACTTCTTTTACTTCGTTATCTGTCATAAGCTCACTATATCATCTGGATTGAGTATTGTGGCTATTACTTCATCATCATTAATGATTCTGACCTCTGCACCATCCTCAAGTTTAAATCTCGAACCAGAGTAGCGTCCGATTAAAACCCATTGTTTTTCTTCACACCAAGGCTTGTCTCCAAACCTAGATTCATCGTTGTAACATTGCGGTCCCATTTTTACCACATAAGCAACGACTGTTGCCAATGCTTCACGATCGACTGTTTCTTGTGCCAGTACAATTCCGCCTTTTGTTTTTACTTTACCAGCATAAGGCAATACCAACATACGCCAACCTGTGGGTTGTGGCATCCTTTCTAATATTGAGGAATCCAGCTTTTCTGGATCTAAAACTAAGTCTGTGGGATCAACATAAGCCTCTGCTACCTTTTTTGCCATAATGTTGTTTTCTGCTGCTTCCGACATTATATATCCTTTCCTATGTCACTAATTTCGTTTGCAATATAGTATAAAGCAGAAAGCTCTCCTTGCAAATATTTATAATGTTCAATATCTTTCAGACTACCGGACATGAGAGTTTCTTGTATCTGTTCCTCTCTGCGCTCGATTAGTCTTTTAACCTTATCGATTAAAGAAATATCATCCATTTATTTTGATTTTTTTGGTCTACCTTTTTTCTTAGCAGCTGGTTTTTTCTTAACAGCTGGTGCTTTTTTCTTAACTGGTGCTTTTTTCTTGGCCGCAGCTTTTTTAGGAGCTGGTTTTTCAACCACTTCCTCTTCAACAGGCAATCCAGCTTCAATTCTAGCCATTTTATTGGCTATCCTATTAAGATTAGCCTGGTGTTTTTTCTCTTCTGCATCTTGAGCAGCTTTGAGTTCTTCGGCTTCTCTAATCCTTTCAGCTTCTTTTTCAGCTTTAAGATTTTTAACCGCTTCTAATTTGTACGATGTTGTCATAACAAGCCTCTAATTTTATTTTCTAATTCAAACAATTTCAGATCTGCATTTTGTTTCAATCTGTCAATCGCCACTTCGAGTTTATCATCTGCTATTGATTTTTGCACATTCATGCGCTCCGATTGCAATTCTGCATCCATCATTTTTTCTTGGGCTCTTTGATTTTGTTTTTGTGAGAATTGTTGATTTTCAAGATCCAGCTCTTTGTCTTTAAGATCTAATTCTCTTTTTCTTATGTCAACCAATGGGTCTTCACTGCCGCTCATTCCTATAGATTGTAAAAACTCAGAGGCAAGTTCAGCCATAACACTAGAGCTTATCTGCTCCATCATCATTTGTATTTGTTGGCCGATCATTTGTGCTTCTTCTTGTGGAACTTGCTGCATCTGTGCTTGGATCTCTGCAATCCTTTGTTGCATTTCTGCTGGCATTTGTTCTTGGGCAATTTGACCAGCCATAAATTGTAGATGTTGCATGCAATGACTAATTATCAGTGCTTGCACTTGGGGACTTTGTTTAACGATATCTGTAAAGAATAAACTTTTGTGAGTCTCAATGTGTGCTTGGTGATTCTGCTCTGCAAATGCTTGAGCTGGTTGGCCCAATAATAAAGTAGAGTTTTCTGTCCCCGCATCGACTGGTTTTGGTGTCGTATCTGCTGGTGGCTGCAATAAAGATTCAATATTATCTACACCCAATGCTGCATACATCCTTCGATATGCCTCATAAATACCTGTTGGACCATGGACTTCTGGATTTGATTGCACCATCTGCAATAATTCTTGGGCCAAAGTCACTCTTTGGCTTTGTGAGAATATATTGGGATCTGATATTGGTATGATGTCTACACGATCATCAAAATCTTGTTGTTTTATTTCACTTGGAGCTGTTCCTGTTTGGAAAGTATAAACTGGCGGTAAAGACTCGCCAAAAACTTTGGCCAATAATACAAACTCTAGTTTTTGTGAATGATGCAATCTTTTATGAATTGCACTCATAACTTTTGTTCCACGCTCTAACAGTGCAACTGTTGTGCCTACAGGCATTGCTGCATTAGCATCACCAATGTTCATGTCCGCAATGGCAGCAAATCGTTTGCCAGAATCGACCAATATTCCTAATAACTGCATCAATACATTGCTTGGTTCCTTTATTGGCAAAGGTATTAGGTTTTCTTTTAATGATCCACCCGTGGTATCAATGTCCCTAAACTCGCCCGGTTGCAATGGATTATCTTCATCTCTAATTCTCATTCCTCTGGCTTTAAAGCCAGCTGGTAAATTAGCCAATGTCCCAGCATCAATGAGCTGTCTGAGTATTGATGTTGAGGCTTTTGATAGACCACCAATCATGTGCGATAGTCCTAGGCCATAGAAACCGAGTCCCGGCATAAACTTGTATTGCACAAAATAATTAATCTTATTTTTGAGCATGTCATTTGGAAGATAGTTTCTCCTAATTGACAATACTTTTTCTGAATCTTCTTCTAGTGTGACAATATAAGGCAGTTTCAATCCAGTTGGATTGCCTTGTTGATCGATGTCTTCAAAACCTTCTATGTCTAAAACAGTATGCACTTCATAAACTGTCCTACTTCTATTTTCTTTATAAGAAGGTGTAACACCTTGTATTTCGTCGATCGCTTCTTCTACCTCAGATAAATTTTCTGAGTGAGAATCAGAGCCAATATCAACATCTGCATAAAAACCAGTAAGCTGTTGTTTTTTAATTTCATTAGACGACATGCTGATCGCATGTGTAATTCTCTCAGCAGAGCTGATATCTGTGGCCTCGTAAGGCACAATTAAATCTTCTGGTGTTATAAATTTAGAAACCGCTCTGTTCAAAACAAAATCAAAATATATTTTTTTGAATGTAGATCCAGCCAACGGCAAATAAAATAACATTTGGTCGAGCTCTGGATCATACTCCTCCATTACATTCATAATGTAATAATTCATAAACTCTTGGACTCTTTCAGCTTGGTTTTCCGTATCAACAGTACGAGCTCCAATAATCTCTGTTTTAACAGGGCCTCTTGCTGGCAACATTTCCTTGTATGCTTGAGCTTGAAACTGAGTAACGGCTTCTGCCAATATTGGGTGAATAACTCCAGAACTGCCTTCAAATGGCTGTGATCTGCCTTCGTCAAATTTCATTCCTAAATATTTAAGGCCTTCGGTATATGTTTTTTCCCACTCGCTTCTGGATTGTTTGTCGCCCTTAATAGAGCTTAATAAATCACCAGAAATACTTTGCAAGATATCGTCCGATAAAAAATCAACTAGATTGGCATTAAAATCGTCTGTGGGTTGTGGCTGACTTTGTTCTATCTCATCGTCAATAAAAATTTGTTCGTTATCGACCAATATTTGTGCTGCTTCTGCAATTTGATCTTCACGGGTTGTATCGGGAAAAACCTCTACAGCGGATCCTTGGATTCTTACATCTGGATTGCTTTCGGTTCCTAATTGTTTGTCAATCGCCATATCTAATTAGTGTAGCACTCTTGGACTATGATAATCCATATCAATTAAATCTGTCAGCTCGCCGTCGACAGACAAGCCATGATACTCTGCAATCGTTTCTGCGTCCTCTAAATTTTGTGCATGTATGTCTGGTCCAGCATAATCTTTCCCGTCCCATACAAAACTTGTCACAAATATTTTTAGTAATAAACTGTTCTGTTCTTCTTTAATAATCTCACCTCATCTTGGTAGTCTTCATTTAAAGATATGAAACCGCCTTGTCTAAATCTCATTAATGCCATTGTAGCACTATCACAAAAGTCGTCATAATCGCCGAAAGGGAAAGATGCCATTTCTTCAATCACTTCATCTGCAAAATCTTTCTCTGGTGCCCATACCATGCCAGACTCAAATATGGGTGCAACACTGTTCATTCTTGCAATTTTATCTTGGCCTCTGCTCGGCGCATAAGAAGTTACAGGTATGCCCATTCTTCTCAGCTCATGTGTCAATGGTGTTCCAGACGCTTTGGCCTCAATTAAAACACAATCTGGCTCCCAATATCTATATTCTTCTAGTGCCATTCTTTTAAGCTCTGGAAAGTCTACTCGGACTCTTTTGGCATCAAGTAATATAATTTCATCTGCCTCGCCCTCTTCTCTATTGAATATTGCCCAGGTTGTAATTGCTGAATAATCAGCTGTTTCTTTTTTTGAAAAAGCGGTGTCATAACTTTGAATTACATAAGAATATGGCGGTATATCTGGGTTTTCCCATCGATTCCACCATTCTCTTTTAACAATAGAGCCTTCTTCCGCAGTTGGGTTCTGCATCCATTGACTATTCCATTTAGATATTGGTAGTGATGCTTTAACACCTAAAAGCTCCTCTTTTTTCCAAAATTCTGGCCATAAGGGATCTTCTGATTCTGGCATAATTGCTGGAAACTCAATCACTTCCCATTGATCGGCATGATCCTCGCCTTGCCTATTTAATACTTTTCCAACCAAATCTTTGGTGCTCCAACGTGTCATTACTATCACAATTATTCCGCCGGGCTGTAGACGCTGCCTTGGACCAGAAGTGTACCATTCGTATGCGGACTCTAAGGCTTTCGGTGACATTGCATCTTGCTCTGAATGAGGATCATCAATAACCAAAAGATCAGCGCCACGGCCTGTAATTGCACCACCCACACCAGCTGCGAAAAACTCGCCTTCTTGGTTGCTCGTCCAACGGCCAGCTGATTTGTTATCCGCTTGTAACTGTAGCTCTGGAAAAACATGTTGGTAATCTTCGCTGCCGATGAGGTTTCTGACTTTACGACCGAACCTTACAGCAAGCTCCGCTGTGTGTGTTGTCTGAATAATTTTTAAGTCGCCTCTTCTGCCCATCATCCAAGCTGGGAAAAATGTGGATGCAAACTCTGATTTTGAGTGCCTGGGTGGTAAACAAACAATTAATCTTTTTAGCTTTCCATCTGCAATCCGATTGAATTTATCTGCTATTATTTTATGATGTCGGCCTTCAATAAACTCTGGCCACATGTGTTTGATAAACGACATGAAATCGGCTTGGCAACTGTCTTGTTTGTCTAATTGATCGTATCGATTGATTAAAGCAAGCGCCTCGGCTTTATCTTGCTCAGACAAAATATCAAAATCTTTGTAGGAAACTTCACTCATAAGCGAGCCGGGGGGCAAGGTAGTGACGTAAAAGACCACCCGACTCTAAGCGAAACCGCCTAGTCGTAGTATTACACATCGCTAAATCTCGTGCCATGGTTCATTCATAAATAACAAACTTTCTGCCTCACGCCTACGGATCAAGCCATCCAATGTCTTTCCTCCGGCCTTATTCCATCGTCGCATCTCGCTTGGTACTCTGGCAAAATTCTTGGCATTAATTTCTTTAAGCATAGTAGAGGACTTTAGGTTTGAAGGCCCAAGATTCCAAGTCCATGCCATAATTGCGTCCCATTGATTTTGTGTAAGCTCAACTTCAATATATTTTTCCAAATAAGTCTCAAACTCTTCCAATTCTTCATCGAATCTTTTTTCGACTTCTTCCATAGTCATTTTTGTGTTTTCATCAATGCCTTTTGTAAAGCCGAATCCACACGTCCAAACTCCTACGCTATCTTGATAACTATAACAAACACCATCTTTCTGTGGGCACCCTTCAAATTTTTTGATGAGTGCCTTTCCCTCTTCGGATATTTTCATTTCATACTCCCCATGTTCCGTCCGATCTAATCTTAGCGACTTTTTTACCGCCGTGATATTCAACAGCCAACTGTTCATCAATAAGAATAGCGCAGATATCCCGACCATCTTCACTGTACGGAATACCCAAGATACGTCCGTATTTACCTTTGCCAAGCGATTTAACTTTGAATTTACCACTACATAACTCCTTTAATCGTTCTTTTGCTTTCAATCCTAAGACCTTTTCTTGTGCTCTTTCTGGATATCTTTTTGTGTTGATGCGACTCTCCGGGGTATCGATCCCAGCTAGTCGTATTCTTTGTTTGTGCAATCTGACTGAAAATCCTAGGTCCAGCACACAATCCAAGGTGTCCCCATCTATTATTCTGTCTAGGGTTGCGTTATATACAAAAGCATCTGGCGCATCACTCATTTGTTTCTCCTTCTTTGGTTGTAACCATTCTATAATAGACTACGACATCTTTGAGCTCAGTGATGTATCGTTTGAGCTCTTGCATGTTGTAGGCCATCACTTCGTAATCCGGTACTGTCATTGCTAGAAATACAAGCTCACCTTCTTGTTCTTCGATGATTTTGAATTGTTCTATGTAGTTTTCTGGCGTAACAGTCAACCATCTGAGTTCCTTGAGATCTATTTCTCTAGGCATTACAGGCTGGACAATGGTTCTGTCTATTGGTTTAGATGTAACCTGTATTTCTTTAGTTGGAATTAGACTGCAACTGCAAGCCA